CCTATTGATGGCAAGCTGGAAGTGCAGGCACGGCATATTTCCTACCAGCTCAACTTTATCACGGTATCACCATTTTCAGTGACCGGATGTGGCGGGGCAATGCAGGGGCTGAAAAGCCATGCGGCTTCCGACTGTCCGTTTAATGTCTGGACGGATGTGGAATCCAGTGCAACCTTTACGCTGGGAGTTCCATCCTCCTTCCGAAACTGCCTTGGAGGTATGGCCGGGTCAGTTCTGGATGTTTTTGGCGGTGAATTCGAGTGGGACCGGTATACAGTCAAGTTCCATAAGGCAAGAGGTGCCGACCATAACGTCCACATTATCTACGGTAAGAACCTGACGGATTTCAAGATGGAAAGATCCATCGAGAACACGATCACTGGTGTGCATCCGTACTGGGTGGATAATGAAACCCAGGCGGTCATGGAACTGCCGGAGAAGGTGGTGCTGCAAAGCAAACGGTCGATCCCCTACCAGAAGGTCACCGTGCTGGACTGTACCAGCAATTTTCAGGAAAAGCCGAGTGAGACGGCACTCCGGGAATACGCACAGAACTATATCGACACCACGGACTTAACAGAGCCGGAGATCGATATCAAGATCGACTTTTTACAGCTCTGGAATACACCGGGGTATGAGGACATCGTGGAAGCAGAGCGTGTTTCCCTTTGCGATACGGTCCATGTGTTTATCTCAAAGCTGGGAATTGAAGTCAGTTCCAAAGTCACCGAAACCGAGTATGATGCGCTACTGGAACGCTATAACAGCATCACGCTGTCAAACTCCACGGTCAGCAGCCGAAATTCTTCTCTGACAGGTTCGCTCAACAGCATCCGGAATACAGCGACGATTGCCTATGATACGGCAGTCCGTGCGGAAACGGCAGTGGGAGAGCAGGTCGGTGGGATCACAGCATCTATCATTTATGACGGTGCGCTTTTTGCTGCGCTGTTTGGCCTTCATTATAAAAA